TAATGGTCGAATCATCAGTAACAAAGGGATACGTCTTTTTGATATCAACGTGTTTGTTGGTAATACTTTGCAACCACGAATAAGGATGTTTATGAACATAAATCGCGTGGATTCGACCACCGATCATTTCTGCTTTTGTTTTGTCGCCTTGATCTCCCGCAGTCTTACCATCCGTTGGTTTCTTTTCCATATCAAACGCGTGTTTCCAAATACCATCACCAGACTTCCAACGATTCACTATATTGACTTGACTGACATTGTTTTTCAATAACTGTTCGAGAAAGTTTGTGCCGCTTCTTTGCAAACCAAAAACAGTAAAGGTATTGCTCATAACAAAGGCCTTTATCTTCTTACAAAACTATACACATCATAGTGTTTGATTTCATAATAACCTCGTTGCAATGCATTACACACATAACCTTCGCTTTTATTGATTTTTTGAGAATAATCTTTTTGGTTCATTTTGGTACAAACTCCATTTTCTACAACTAATCCACCTTGTTTTTCTAATGAAATTTTTTCTACTTGTTTCAAAACTCGAATACTGTTACTTCTTGAACCAACAAAGTATGGGAGGTTATTTTGATTACACCAAAGTTTGAAGTTGTTTATGTTTTCTGCAACGATTTCATCGTTTTTATAAACATCAACAAACATTGAATTGCAAAAGTAATCCTTACCTCGTTCTTTTTTCTTTGGTTTTGGTTTTCTTCCTGTCACCCAACCTTTAGGCACAGACTGTCGTTTGGTTGGTATCATACGATGTTCCAATGTTTCAGGGTCGTGATACCACTTCCACCCATTTTCTTTTTTAGTTGTTTTAGCCTTTTCAATAGAATCTTTTGAATGTGTTTTCTCGCTGTATGGCGACATACCTAAAGACTTTATTGTGTTTTTTATTTTCGCAATTGCTTCTGGGTGGTCTTTGATGTTTGGTGGATAACCACCACCCTCCGCTATGTTCCAACCAATCCTTGGTTTTGGTCGTAACTGTTTTTCTGCTTGTCTTGCTTGTTTTTCAGTGTCAAACTCCTGTAACACATCAAAACAAATTTCATTTTTGTATTTTTCTAAAGATCTTTTCAAATAAAGAGAGGTTTTGCCAGACAAGTGTGTTGCAAATCTCGACTCAGTATCTTTTGTTATACCAACATACCCTTCAGTTGCGTAGTCAGTTTGTTTTTTATGATGAATCCAGTATAAAGTGTATGTCATAAGTTATCTCCTATTACTATTATTTATAAGAGATAACTTTTCAACCAATGTTATTTGCGAACATCAAAACCTTTCAAAACGTCAGGACTGAAGTTTGCACGACTGAACTCAAGACGATCCACAATCTTGACTGCATTACCGATGTGATCAATCGCAACAAACCCTTCCTGACCTGTCACCTTGAAACCTGAACGTGTTCGAATCAACGTTTTCAACGAACCCGCTTCATTCATTTTATTGACAATCATATTCTTTGCATTGACAAGATTGTTGATCAACTCAAATAGATTTTGAAAGTCAGACATACGATAGTCTGTGAATACTTTCATTACATCTTTGCGTTTTTGTTCCCACGTTTCTTTTGACCGAGGCGTTTTCTTTTTATCGATCTCTTTTGTGTAGTAATCATACAACGCATCCATCAACTGTTTGGGCGCTCTGCGCGGACTAATCACCTGACCATTTCGAACCAATGAGTTCATAAACACCTTCGTCCGCGCAAGTAACTCAGGATTCTCTGAGAACGCGTTGATAAGACCTGCAGGTGTTCTTTTGAAGAAACGACCTGCATTTGACAAATACCCTGTCACTTCATTGGTCTCTGATTTTGTAAATGTTGCGTTGCCAGAAATGTCTTGATAGGTTGCATCATCTTGCCAAATCGATGAGACAGATTTGAAATTACTGACAATGCCTTTACCAAATGATGCTCTCATTGAGTCAAACGAATCGCCAGTATAGGTTGTGTGCCAAACTACGCCAATCTTTGCTTTGTTGATTTGACGCCCCAACGCACTCTTGACTGGAACCGCATAAACAATCGTGTTCGGTTGGAAAGTGTAATACTTCTCACCATCATACTCTTCAGTCGATAAATCATCTGACGTAAACATCAGATCACCTTGATACACACCTTTCTTGATTCCAAGTTTTGAGAACTCACTCAGTGCAATTAGGAGTTTTGATTGAAGGTCTCCACCAGTGTCTGACTTGACATCTTCAGGTGTCTTATAAACCTTTGCTTCTTTGTTGAAGATACCCTTTTTCGCAACGAAGAATTGACCGTCACTTGGATCAATACCACAGAAGACCGCAGGCGCACCATCCCATTTGACGGTTGTTTTGATCGGCGATCTTGTATTACCTGCAAGCATATCACGGAGTTCTCGTAGAAAGAGAATCGCTTTCCGTGTGCCTGTTACACCTTCGTTGAACACTAAGTCCTCGATATGTTCCATATGAGTATTCTTTTGTTCAACAAGATAATGATTGAATTTATACATATGTATTCCTAATAGAGTTTAGCAAACGGACCGAAGACATCACCCTTTTTCTGTGCTAAGAATGCTAAATTGGTTAGAAAACTATCAAGTTTATCTCCATTCAAAGTAAAAATTTCACTCAAAAGTTCTAACTGCATTAATTTACTATTTGCTATATCTGGTTTGTTGTTGAAGACTGCAATCATATTTTCAGAGAACTGAGTTTGATTCCTTACATTCCCAAGTTTTACTTTGTTTGTTCTTTTTAATGCACTGAAACGTTTTTCGTGTATTGATTTTTCAGCATTGTATTCTTCTGCATTTTTTGGATAGTTTCTCCAACTACGCCAGTTACTACTTTCAAGGTTGTGTGCTTTGAACAATTGTGATGCCATATCAAGCGCAACTTTTCCGAGTCTCGCTGATGATGCACCAATATCAGTGCCTTCGATTTTTAAGTTATTAAAACCCGCACTGTTTTGTCGAATTTGAAACTTGATGTTTTGTTTGCCCTTAATTGAAATTTTCGAATCTGTATTTTTAAACTCTTTACCATTTGATTTCAAATCGAACTGCAATTCAGATGAATCGAATGTAAATTGATATTCGCCATCATCAAACAAATCTTGATCTTCTAAATTTACAATCTCCCATTTTGCAACACTACCAGACATTAACTTCAGTGAAATTCCTATGATTTTCTTATCGTGGAACATTTCTCGTAGAATTGCATTGAATTCTTGAATTGACGTTGTGTCATCACTAATCGCTTTGTCAAGAATTTTTGTTACTCGATTATAATCAGACACCAACCAAATATCTGCGGGATTCCAAGTATCTTTTTGTGTTATACCATACCTTTTCTTAGCAACATTTGTAATATATTCCATAAAACCATCATCACGAGAATAGTGTTTAAACTTGGTTTGGCCAACTTCACGATAGACAGTTAGTTGTTGTTGAAAAAAAGTGTTCTCCCATTGTTCATTCATCTCTGGATAAATCTCTTTCAGGTCATCACGATACAACTTCATAAATTTACCCTGATCGGTATATCCATTATTTTCAATGGATTTTTGTATCGCAAAAAGAGAAGCTAATTCTTGTTTTTTTGTTGATTCACCACTCGATGCACCAGTTCTTTGTGTGAATTGTGATTTATCAATTTGAGTCCAACGATAACCATTGAATATTGGAATGTAGTTATTTCCACTCCTAATAAGACTGTTTATGATAATTTGATTTTTATCTTTGACTGCCTTTAAAAATTTATTGACATCAGGTGTTCTATTGACCACCTGAGAGACATTACCCTCAAACTTCAACTTATCTCCTGATTCAATTTTTTCAGCAACCATACCGAGATAAGGTTTTTCAAATGTAATATATTTGCCCCCAGTCAAATTGGCCATCTCAGATCCTCTTTTTGAATACTTCAGTTATTTATAATAATTGAAACCACTCAGGCACATTGCGTTTTGTCCAGTCCATACTGAACCGTGCTTGTTTTGTCTGATAAAACAGTCGATAAGACTTGACTGGATCATTTTCAAACATACACTCTGGATTTGATTTCATTGCAAGTTTGAATTGTGTCATAGGAACACGGGGAATGTTCCGAGGAAGATTCTTCAATACGTCACGAAGAATGGTGTCAGTCTGATGGACTTTGGCATATCGATGTGTGTATTCGTCACAGAGTGCAACGAAGTGTTGATAGTGCCAATCATAGTTTTCTGAAGACTCACGCGTCCATACCGTGCAAGGATGATTCATATGAACCGCCTTGTAGAGTTTTGACTCCAACATCGAATTGGGATGAACGTAGTATTGAACCTGAGTTCGACCAGATTGTGATGGTCTTCGTGTTAGTTCTCCATCCAACATACGATGAACCGTTGAAAGCATTTGACCACTTTCAACAATCATTTTGACCACGTGTTTGTCACATTGTTGTTGTGCAGCAATCACGGGATCTTTGTCAATCACAAATAAATTCATAACAATGTCAGTCCTACAATAATGATGATCGCGGTTGCTATAACCCCATACACTAATACTGTAACAATAAACTTCCAAAATGTCAACAGTGTATAAGTCACAACCCCCGCTACAAAGAGGTAAGATAAAACCCAAAAGAAGATTGTAAGAAATCCAAGTAGTGCTATAATACTCATACTAAAACCTTATGTAAGAACCTAATGAAGGCGCATAATCCAATCGTATCGTTTTCTTGTATCCTTGTGCATTGACACGAACCGAGAACCCTGTGATGTAACGAATCACACCATACGAGTTGCCATACTTATGATCGTAACACATCGGTTGATAACGCCGTTTCGTCAGTGCATCAGTCAGATAACCCCACTTGCGTTCTCGTTGAAGTCGCCAAACACACGGTTCAACATTGACCGGATGATCATTCACATATTCTTTACGTGTGATTGGTCGAACACCGATGACCTTACCAAGTCGTTGGTGTGTATAATGATACATACCAGACGAATACGTATGATATGGCGATGCACATCCAGTTGCGAATAAAATCAATAGGAATAAAAATAGTTTTTTCATAATGAATTATCTGCCAAATTCATCAGACGATTCAACTTCCACCAAAACATTGGGTGGATCTTCCGAGACTCTTCAATCCACTCAGGATCCATCTCCCCCATTGTTTGAGCAAAGTTTGAAATCAGTTTTTCTTGTTGAGTCATAATCTTCTCCTTACGATCCAGTAGTCAGTTCAAGAAACTTTTCGACAGTTCCATCTTCTCGTTCGATAGTCAGCGAACTGAGTGCCTCGATGAAAATGTGATGGGCGTCACCACTCTTTTCGATTGCACGGTCACACGCCTTCCAGACATCCAACCAAGTCTTACCCTCGACTGTTGAATAACTTTCTTTACCACGATCACCCCAAATAGACAGATACCGAATCACTGTGCCTTCTGGAATACCACTGACATCTTCCATATCTTGCCATTCATCGGTAGTCCACATTGACCAAACGGACTTGAATCCAGTCTCACGAGCAACATTATCATAGTGATAAATCAACTTGTCCATTTGATCTAAATCTGTATCTTCAATATTATAAGTCATAATCTTATCTTTTTAAATCCTTACCCAATTCAATCCAATCTACGTCACCACCAGTGTCACGCCAAGCTGAGTCGAAACTTTCATAGGGTCCTACAACAGAACCTCCGAATTGTGCATAATATTTGTCAGCTTTGTATTCCATAATCTTATTCAATCTCATCAACAGAAAAATATTTGAACACTGCTTTCACGATGCTCCAACCGACTACAGCGCCAATAAGAGCAGACAAAGAGAAAACACCAACGGTCTGTAAGAAGAGTTCCATATTATTTTTTCTCCATCAAACGAAGTGCGACAATCTCAAGAGCGCGCGCAACAAACGCCACCAAACTCATTGAACCGATTGCTAACATTACTATCATTGCTTCCATTGCTTTGTCCTTTTTCCTAACCAACAGATATATTATAGAACAACTGGCCGAAAAAATCAAATTTATTTTCTCAATGAAATCAAAGACTTAGAAATTTTTTTCGTTTATTTTTGGGGGGTTTGAGAGGAAATCGAGAAATCGTAATGAAATCAAGGACTTGCCGGGGAGCTGGGAAAAAGAAAAAATGCCATTGAAATCAATGACTTACTGAGGAGTCAATAAAGTCAATGAAATCAATGGCTTATACGTGATTCAAAAGTTCAATAAAATCAATCGTTTAGACGGTCGTGTTCGCTCAAGAGAATCATCGCACAGTGAATCACCTTCATAATGTCTTTTCGATGATCATCTGGTGTGCCCTTGTGACCATACCGTTGAATGTATTTGATGATACTCCCCACCGCAAACCCAGTCAAGTGACCACTATCCACAATAAACTCAGTTGTCTGAATGCGATTCTTTGAATAGTGATGGTTCGTATAGGTTGAGTCAATGTATTCTGCAACCTGTTTCAACAGTTCCTTCTCATTGAACTTATAGTCAATCTTATTTCCAGTCATTGAATACATCCTTATCAAATTTACTCT